TAACTTCTAATTATTTTATATTATGGCATTATCAGCAGTAGGCGCACAGGGGTACTCTAACAGTACCGCTTCAAACGCCGAAAACTTCATTGAAAAATCATACGTTGCAGCTTTCCGCGAAGGTTTTGAACAAGCGTTCCAACAAAGCGAATCAAGGCTCCAACCGTATTTCGAACAAGAATCACAAAACGAAGAGTATCAGTACTTCGATCGTATCGGCACAGCAGCTGACATGACAACAGATACATCTCGTTTTGGAACCAATCCAAACTCAGAAATTGATCACGACAGACGTCGTCTTGGTTTAGTGGATTACGAACTAGGTAAGTACATTGATGAAAAAGACCTAAAACGTGTTATCACTGATCCAATGAACGCTTACACGCAAGCACTACTTGCTTCTGGTAAGCGTAAGATTGATGACATCATCATTGACAAGTTCTTCGGAACAGCCGTTACAGGTAAGTCAGGTGGAACAAATGTCACCTTTACATCTAACGCTGAAGACGCAACAACTGTTAAGGTTGGTGCTCTATCAGCTGGTAACATTGTAACAGGTGGTAAGTACGTAAAAGATACAGGGAATACCGAAGGTTTCTCTGTTGGTGCTAACTACACAAATGGTGCAGCAGGCGCGTCTGGACTTACAGTTGACAAGTTGTTGGCTGCAAGATCTACAATGCTACGTCTGCACGCTATCGACCAAGATGAGGTTGTTAATTGTTTCATCGGTGCTAAGCAGTTTGAAGACCTACTCCAAGAAGATAAGGTTATCAATTCTGACTTTGCAGTGCGTAAGTCACTAGCCGAAGGTAACATCACTACATTCATGGGCTTCCGCTTCATCCACACAGAGCGTCTACCATTGTTCGATGGAACAAATGATGACGAGCGTCGTGTTATTGTTGCAACGTCCAAAGCACTTAAGATGTCTGTTGGTACAGGTCTTAAGGGTGATATGTGGCGTGATCCCTCCAAGAAGAACATCCCATACATTTACTTCAAGCTTTGCGCTGATGCTTCTCGTATGTGGGGTGAGGTCGCTGGAGAAATCCGTTGCTCTGAAGCATAATTCAATTCGTAGCCTCCCCTGTAAATTCGGGGGGGGCTACTCCTTTTTTTAAATGCCAATTACGCCCACAAAGCTAAACATCATGAATGCTGCTCTGCGCAAAGTAGGCAGTTATTTTTTGGATTCAACCGACACGACAAGCACTACTTATCTGATTGCTAATCAAGCATATTCAGATGCAATTTTAGAAATATTTTCTGAGCATAGGTTCCACTACAATACAAAAAAAGTTACGCTAACAGCGACTAACGCAGCTGTACTTACCGATAGACCACATCAATACGAATTTCAGTTACCGTCAGATTTTAACACTCTGTACAGTTTAGAACATCCAACACAGTTCTACAAGATTGCCGACTATGCAATAGAGCAGGATAAGGTGTATTTAGATGAGCCAAGCATTAACATTTACTACACATTTATACCAGATTTAGCGCAGTCTGCTGTGGCTTTACCACCTTTCTTAAATCGTCTTATTGTTATGCATATAGCCCAAGCGTTAAGTATTGAGTTGTCTGGTTCTGAGTCTCGTCACGAAATATTGTTTCAACAATATGTTGTTGCACTTCGTCGTGCGCGCGTGTTATCTGCTAGACAGGGCGCACCACAGTCGCCAATGGACGACTCAACATCTAGAATATTAGGTACGCAACGGACATATGGCAAGATACAGTAATGTTACAACTAATTTTTCTGGTGGTTTAATCACTGACAACTTAGCAGGTAGAAAGGATATTGAACGGGTTTCAAATTCGTGTCGTAAACTTTCAAATTTTTTCCCATCATTACAAGGACCGACAACTTATCGTCAAGGCTTTCAGTTGTCTTATGTTGATGCTACCGAAACTGACACAGAATTTAGGCAGGTTCATTTGACCATAGGTAAAGACGAGTCTTATAGGCTTGTGTTTACTAATCAAAAACTTCGTGTATTTGATATTAATGGTGTGCTTAAATATACTTGGGTTACACCTTATATAGCCACCCAATTAAATGACTTACGCTTTAGTTCTGAGACAAGTATTATTTATATTTGTCATCCAAACCATAGACCTAGAAAGTTTGAGGTTATTGGGACAACTTCTTACTTTAATGAAATAAGTACATATATTGAGCCTTTTTTGCAAGAAGAAGAGACGGATACAAAAATTGATATAACTAAGGGTGAAGAGGTTGCAAAAGTAGAAAGCACTAATTCAGATTTTCAGAATATATACGACGACTATAGCAAGCTTACCGCTAAGAGTATTGGGGCTGCAAATTCAAGCAGAACAGCGGGAACGTATTCTGGCGTTGCTAATTCTGGCGTTGCTAGCACGTCATCTGGCTCAGGAACAGGTGCAACTTTTAATGTTGTTGTTGACGGTAATGGTGCTGCTACAGTAATTGCTGTTGCTAATGGTAGCGGTTATGTTGTAGATGAAGTAATTACTATTGCGGACTCTGTGCTGGGTAATGGCGGCGCTCCTAATTTAACTTTTAATGTAGCGTCCTTACCTAATTCTTTTAGTAAAGTTTGGTATGTTGAGTATCAAGTAAATGACATTTGGTTGCTTGGAGCAGTTATTGATTCTTCGACTAATTACCCAACAGTGGTAGGACCAACTTCAAACGTAGTGTATGTAGACCAAGTTGATTTTGTTACTGAGTTAAATGATCCTTCAGCAAAGTTTTATTTAGCAGACAACCACATAACTACTGCAGCCAGTTCTGACAGTAAAAAGTTGATAAAAGACGGTGTACCACACGGTGAATTACATCTGAGAACAGATACTGATGTATTTGATTCGTCGCAGATTGGCACATGGATACGTGTTTCTGCAGAAAGTTCGTCGTCAGACGTAATAGTTGACAGTAGTAGCTCAATGACTCGTTGGGTAAAAATTGCTAGTTATGAAGGAACTGAAGCACACCCTGTTGATTTTGAACGAGGTGAAATTGCTACTAATGCTAGTGCTTTTTACGAGTATGGCTCTGTATATAAATCTTTTGGTGAGGCTTCGTTTGATGTATTGACAAGCGCTAACGCTAGCTCTACTTCTACAGTTGCATCAATTCTCCCTGCTGGTCAAAGAACTTTTGTTTGGAGTGGCGGTACGTTTACTGTAGCTACGAATGGCACTACTGTTGATGACGTAGTTGGTAATCTTTCAACAGCAATAGAAGTAGATGTACATAAAGTAGATACCACTGCATCTGATGTTCACTCTGCAACATTTAATGGTGCTTCTGCTAATCTTATTCAGCCATCAGGTGCTATTAGTGTATCTGAGATTGCTAATGATGTTTCTGTTGTTGCCACTAGTGGTATATTTACATCAGCTACAGCTCTTAATCGGCATCTTAGAGGAGTTATGCCATCGGGCGTTGTTCATATGCAGATTGTAGCAAGAACATCTGATACTGAAGTTCGTGCTAGATTAAAAAATCCAGTACCAAGAAATGCTGTTACGGGACTGTTTGAAAACGGTGGTAGATTTACTACGTTTAGTTTGGGTGCTTGGTATACTAATAATTATCCAGCAGATGTTGTCTTTTTTGAACGTCGCCGTGTATATGGCGGTACACCTTCACATCCAAATTATGTATTTTTTAGTCAGTTAGATGATGAAACTTCATTTGCGCCGTCAGAGGATGATAAGACTGTTTTAGATACGAATGGTATATCGTATCCGTTGTCAAACGTAAACTCTTCTGTTCGTTGGATGATTGCGGCAAAAGATTTAATTATCGGTACTACAAGAGGCATATTCTCTATGTCCGTTAATGAGTACGAAGCAGCTGTTAGTCCAAAGACTATTCGTTTTGAACTGGCTGATGAAATTAACTGTAAGGATGAAGCCTATATGGTAGGTACATCTATATTTTTTCCGAATGAGTCAGCTACTCAGCTATTAGAATATAGATACGACGGGTCGATACAACGAAGTAACGCAAATGATGTTTCAAAATTTATATTTCCAATACTAACAACAGACACAATTAAAAGAATTGCAGTACAGGAAACGCCTCAGCCAAGAATTTGGGTTTTAACTAATTCAGGTATTCTTTATTGCCTAACATATCAGCGACAGGAGGATTACTATGCTTGGTCTAAGATAGTTGTAGCAGGTCAAACTCCTGTGCTAGATTTAGTTGTTTTGCGTGAGACATATAGCTCGGGCTTAGACCAAGTTTACATTATGGTTAATAGGTTTGGCTTTGTTCAGCACGAAGTTTTGTCGTCTCTTGCTGATACTAATGGTGTACCGTCAGTTAACTACTCCAAGACAGAGGATGAACCAACACTTTATTTAGATAGTTCTGAGACTGGTGTTTCGGGTAAAGGCACACAGGATTATAATGAACAAACAAAAATATTTACTATAACACCCACGAATACAGCGGTATTTGCGAACGGGCGCAATGTAGATGTAATTGTAGGCGCGGTGTACGTGGGTAATTATCCAATTGTAAATGGTAAAATAGAAGTAAAGATGTTATTGGGAACTGCTGAACGTTGGGTTATTGGTTTAAAATACTCAGGCGAAGTAGAACCGATGTATCCAACATGGGACGGCTCAAACAAGCCCGCATATGGTTCAAGTAACGCACGTATAATATCTTCAAAAGCTTATTTAATTGATTCCTCGACTTACAGTGTCGGTATTGATACGTCATTAGAAGAAATTAAACTTGATGGTCATGTATCAACAAACGACAGAGTGGTTGCTAATGCAGCAGACTATATAGCAGTTTTGAAAGATTCTTCGACTGCTGTTTTAGAAACTAACAGTGGAGAAGTAATAAATGCGCTTGTTGCCTATGTAGCACCACAACAAGTTTACTTTACAGGGTTTGACAGAGAAAAACCACTTAGAGGTGCTTATTTTGGGGTTGATAAAACTATAAAAATAGAGCAGGGTGAACCGTATCCTCTTACTGTCGGGGCACTTGTAACAAAAACAGATTTAAACTAAAATGGCACAAGCAGTACCTTTTATCATAGCAGCAACAACCGCAGCATCTGTGACGGTTGGATATATGGCGTCACGCCAAGAAGCTAAGGCATTGGAGGCTAACGCAAAAGCTGTTGAAGAGCAAGGTAAGTATAATGCAGCTATTGAGCGCAACAATGCTCAAGGTCAAAAGCAACAACAAGATTATGAACGCGCGGTTGTTTTAGCAAATCGACAAAGAGCGCAAGAAGAAGCTGACCGAGAAGCGATGCGCTTTGAAAGAAAAACACGGCAAGAGCTTGCAGGCTTTGATGTTAAGTTTGGGTATGGTGGAACATTTAACAGTTACATGGATTCATTAGAAAATGACGCGTATGAGCAACAAATCGCTGTATCTTCTCAAATTTCAGATGAAAGTTTATCAGCATACATGCAGGCAAATGAGCATACTCGTATGGGCAAGCTTTATAGTCAGCGTGGTGAGATAAACGCGCGTAATATACTGTTTGGTGCTCAAAATCAATCTATGAACTTAAAGAATCAAGCAAGAGCTACAAAAACTGCGGGTATTGCAAACGCATTTGGCGGAATTGCTGGTGGTGTTGCTGGTACGTCTTCAGCTTTACAGGCTAACAAAACAGCAAACATTAAATCATTTGGATTTAGTTAAAAATGGCAATTAAAGTAAAAACAGGTTTAGTAGAACAACAAAAAGCAGACGCATCTGTTTTTGGGTATCAGCAGACATTTACATCACCCCTACGTGCTGTTTCTAGCGCCCTTAAGGAGACTGCAGAGGCAGCAGGGTCAATAGGCGGTGGAATGGCTCGTGAACGAATAAGAAAGCAGGAAGAGCAAGCTAAGGCAGAAGCACAGCGCCAACGTGATACAGACGCAGTAGCTCGCAAACAGGCGGCTGTTGATAAAGCTACAGCAAATACAGCATCTAGCCAATACGGTATGGGGCTAGCCTCTAGTATAGCAGCAGTTGAAGATGCGTATGCACTTCAAGACGATAAAGCAATTGCTGCAGCAGAAGCAGAGTTGTCTTCTTATGACCCGTCCGCTGCAAACTTTACATTAGATAACTATACTAAAATAAAGGTATCTGATTCTACTTATTATGCGATGAACGGTCAAAATGACGAAGCCGCTGAAAAGTATCATGTAGCAAGACTTAAGCTTCGTTCCTTAAGACCACACTACCAACTAGATGATATTTTGAAGACATCTCGGAGTGACGCAAGTAACACGCTACACACAACACTTCAGAGCCACCTTAATCAAACAATGAAACCAGATGCGTTTGACGGTGCATTAATGGCTATTGTGGCACTAGGTAACCACGAAGGATTAGACGCTTTGTCGGCTGAGGATGCAAGAACTGCATATATGGGTGAAGCCAGTGGTATGGTTGCTCAACTTTTTATACACAACCTTAAAAACTCTAGGAGCGTTGCTGATGTTGAGTATTACTCATCAAAGGGTGTTGAACAGTATGGCGAGCTTCTTGAGTTTGTTAATGAAACTGACCGAAAGTCAATTATTGCCGCAGCTGAGAAAAGAGTTGAGGAGTTAGAAAAGGACGGTGATGCAGAACAGCGTGCTAACTATAAAGCGCAAGTAGATCAAACAGCAACTACATTTTTAAACACGCTATCTCAGCAGACAGATATTGAAGGAATGGTTTTAGCAGCGTCGAATACATACGAAGCTTTACTGGGTGTTGAGGAAAAGTTTATTGAAGGCTCAGACTTAAAGAAGTTAAACTCGGTAAAAACGTTAGTTAATTTTTTCGCACCAACACGGATCCAAAATGAAAAAGGCGAAGACGTAGTAACCAGCCCCTTCAGACAGGGGTTAATAACTGCGTTAACTGTTGCAAAGACAAAAGGCACAATGCCCATCTATTTGTTAGACGAAGAAATGCTTGCAAATGTGAGACTAGAAGATTCAGGTAAGCTACGACAGTACGTAGGTACGATGGCGTCAAAGATACACAAAGGGCTGCAGAACGGAGATACGCGTAATTTAGAGTTGTTAACACCAGATGTTACAGAGCAGGCAAAGTTGTTAAAAGACTTAGGCTATGAAGACATACCATTGTATAAGGGAACTAATATCCCATATGGTGAAGGACATATGCAGGCAATTTTAAGCACTAACACCCCAGCTGCAGTGGCTCATCGCGGTGAAAACATGATTAAAGACCCAAGCTCAACAGCAGCTGAAAGGGCACAAGGCTTAAATTATCAGTTTGCTGCTATGGCTTCAAATCCCAAAGAAGCTGAAAAAATTACAAAAGCAATGTTAGCTTTAACAGAGTCGTCTAGTAGGTTTGATAAGACGCAGCACACGCCAATTGTTCAGCTGTTTCTTAACGGTGCTGCTGGTGAAGCGAGTACAACATCTGTGATGACAAGTAGCGAAGCATACAACAACTATAAAGTAGCTTTGCAAACTGGTGATGCAGAGACAGCTGATGCGTATTTAGAGTTATTTCAAGGCTTGGTTGTTAGTGTAGCAGACGCCCACGCCGATGATTTAATGGGTATTAAAAAATCTGGGGTTTTATCAGCAGAAAACTTTCTTAATATAATGGGAGGTGAGTCTCGAGTAATGAACTCGAAGATAATGAAAACATTCTTTGATAAAGAGCGTGAGTTATTAATAGAGCGAGTAGGCATAACTAGAATAGCAGATAACGACACTAAAGTTACACTGCTGCCGTCAATGATTGGTGCAGTTGATTTAGAGTTTCGTAAGCCAATGAACGTTTTATTAGAATCATTTCTTAGCGCAAACGTACCATTTACAGACTTCCCCTTGCTTCTTGGTTTTGGACCCGACCAAGCAGAATCTTTTAGCCGCACAACTTACTCAAATCGACAAGCTATAGGGGCTATGCTTAAAGATGGTAATTATTCTGTATTACCAGAAACAGCAACCAACCGTACAGCTGAGATTTACGCGATAGAAATAGCGCAAAACGGTAACTTAGATTTTAAGCCAGAGATGATAAAAAACATTAAAAAGTTTCCAGCTGGTTTTAGAGACATGGTTGAAGAGTTTGAGTTAGCAACTAAACTTTCCGACGAAGAACGTGCAGAAATTTTACAAGAAGGTAAGGTTTATGTTGGCGGTGCTACTTACCCGTTGCTTGACTATAGCGCAAAATCGTTTATTAATAACGAAATTGGGATTGCTGTAAGATATTACGACCGATTAACGGGGCGCTATGAACACTTAGTTGATTTAGACAATAACGAAGTTGTGATTACAAACTCAGCAGCAGCTAATAGACTTCAAGCAGAGGGCGGTTGGGTTCCAAATACACTTGCAGAAAGTTTTGTTAGGACAGTTAGCGAGACAACACCAATTATTAGCGCCCCCACAGTTAAAACCTTTTAATGTTTTCATCTCCAAGTAGTCATACTCCGTCTGTGCCCACCAACATGGGTGATCGTGTTAGTTTAACAGGTCGAAAAGAGTCTTTTGATGCCTCATTAAAAGAGGGCTTTAACACTGCAACTGCGTACGTCTCTAACCCAGTTATGAAGTGGTATGCAGGGACACAGGACAAAAAAAATGGGCTGGGTCCTGTTACCGAGGAAGATGTTGAGGAGTATCGTAGTTATGGATTACCTAATTTAAATTACATCAAAGGTGAAACTCCAACTCAATTACACTTGCGATCAGAGGCACAGCTTGCTCAACAGATACGGCATCAGTCAATAAATCAAAAGTATCCAATTACAAATACAATAGGGCAGTTGGCTCCTCAAGTGTTGGACCCTGCAAATGTTGTACCGTTTGGTAGGGTAGCAACTGGTGTGCAAGATCTTGCAAAAGTAAACAAACTTAACACAGCTATACTGCAGGGAAACAAGTATGCTGCTGCAGCGCGTTCGGTAAAGGATTACACAGTTGAGGCTCTTGTAGCCAACACAGCCGTATCGCCTTTTCATTATTTTAATATGAACTATCAGGGCGTAGACTATGACTCCTCAGATGTTGCGCTTGACATCTTAATGGGTACAGGGGTTGGAGCTGGATTCTTTGCTCCTATTGGAGCCTACAGAAATTTTAGACGTGCTGGCAGTAACTTGAACAAAAGGCAGATGTTTGAAGACATGAACCAGTTTTTTCAGACGGGGGATTACACTAAAGCTGCTAATGTTTTGTATGAAGGCAGCCCTGATTTTCGTAAGAAAATTAAGAGAACAGGCGAGTTTACAGAACTAGTAAATACATCAATACAAACAGACGGTGTTATTGATTTTACAAATTTAGACGCAAGTCAGATAAAAACTCTTCGCGGTGTTGTAGATTACTTCCACGCAGAGGGGCTACAAGCATCGTTAACAAATGCTTTATCAAAACAGTTAGTTGCAGAACTAGAAGCTGATCCAGATGTAGGTATTAATGAGTTTGCATATAACCAACGCACACGTTTTGCGGATATACTTGTAGCCGTACAAGACCGCGATATTAGTAGATTAAGCGAAGCAGACCAAAAGATTGCAAGGTCGGTTATTGATGATTCGGCTGGTGTAAATCTTGATGAAGATGATGGTATGTTACCTACAGGTAAGAAACCAACAATACGTTTTGACACAGATAACTTAGGGTCTTTAGCCGAAGCACATAAACGTGCAGGTAACATCCTAAGAATTATAAAAGAAAATAAAGCAACTGGTGTGCAAGATCTTGTTGATCGAGGTATTATAAATGAACAGCAAAAAACAGCTGCTTTAACAGCTTTTAATAAAGCATACGAGAAAGCTTACGCTAGAGAGATTGGCGTAGCAAACTCTGTTATTAACAACATTTTTGGGCGTCAGTTTAACTTTGACAGAATGCCAAAAGGAAAACGTGGCGTTAAAGCAACTGGCAATATTGTTGGCGGTCGTGCATATGCGGAGACAGACAAAATTTTAATAAACAGAGCTGAGGTTATTCTAGGGATGGGTAAATCCCCATTTGCATTAATGTTGCATGAAGCCACGCATGTTTTAAGAGTTCAATCACCTGAGATGTATTCAGAGCTACAGGCAGCAATTAGCAAGCACCCAGACTTTGAAGCTGAGATACGAAAATACAAGGGGCATTACAGCAAAAATTTAATAGATGCTGAGATACCATCTGTTACGCTTGAGTGGGCTATAACTCAACCAGCGTTTTGGGTTGAACTAAATAAAGCAAATAAACCGTTGTTTAAACAGTTTTCAGAAGCAATTGTTGAAATGCTAAAGCGGGCTAAAGAGTTGTTTAGTAAGTCAAAGCTTAACACAGAGTTTTTAAACGACGTAGATAAGCTATTGGTAGACATGACACCAGCTGAGTTTGCTACACAATTAGGAGCAATTATTAATAGTGGGCGTGGCAAGAATCTACCGTTTGATCAGATACTCAGTGCAACTCAGAGTATTAACAAGAATATTAAAAATCTTGTTTACTCAGAGTCTATTGATGTTAAGCCAAAGACTGAAGCTGACCGTGTAATAGAGGATTACAAGCCAGAGTCAACGGTGACTGGACAAAACGCTAAGTTGCGAGAGCAGCGCAGACAGGCGTTTAACCGCTTGGCAGCTACAACATTGCCAAATGTACGTGGAGAGAATGTACAGCGCTTTGTTGAAACACTGACTAACTACATTGACGAGTTAGCCGAAGAGGTTGATCCAGACGCACAGGAGTTTATTAGCTTTGACGAGTACAAAGCTCGTATCCGCGAGTTTACAAGCGAGATTATAGACGAAGATTTAACACGGGAAGATATATTATCTAGCGCAGATTACACCGAGCTTTACGACAATCTTCGTCTGTACTCGATGAGTCTTGTTAATGACAAGTCGTTGCTTCGTAATAACGATCTGTATCGTAGAGTAATTCGTGGTACAAAAGACTTAGAACAGGCATCAGCCCAGTACCGTTCAGCCAAGAACAGCATCGTTAAGGAATACTACGAAAACAAAGCACAGTCTATTGTTGGTAACGCAATGAAGCGGGCAGCTGTTGAGTCAAGGCTTCGTAACTTTAAGACAGACGCTCAAAGACTTGCGTATTTGCGTACACTGCTAGACGGTCAGGAGCGCAAGAACATGCCTCGTATTGCAGGGCTTGAGAACGAGATGACAGCAAACTCTCAAAATGCTGCAGTACCTATTTTAGATGTGTTATATAAACATGGGTTAGACGAGCTGTTTATGCCCGATAATAGCTTTGGTGTTTTTCGTGCTGATCGTAAAGATCCAAAATGGCACATGTTTGGAAAGAACCGCAAAGACAGGTCAAAAGCTTTCCACGACGAGTTACACAAGGCGTTGCTAGCACGTAAACTCCCAGAAGCTTGGGAAAAAGTACCCGCGTTAAAAGAGATGTTTGACGTTTTGATGGCAACAGAAGTTCGGTTGTTAGACGAGTTAAATGCTGCAGGGTTAGACATTAAAATGTTGTCTGACTTTGGTGGTGTGTCCCAAAAATGGGATGGTAACATCATCCATACAATGGGATACCAGCAATTTAAAACTCGTATGCTAGAGGTTATGGATATAGAGGCTACGTCTGACACACACGCAGGCGTCTTGTTTATTGACGGCAAAGAAGAGATATTTACAGTTGATGCATTTTTAAAGCAGTGGTATGACACATTAGACCCGAATAGAAAAGTTGATTCGGATGTTCAAGTATTTGATCTAGAAGAATCTTTTGGTGGTCGCATGGTTCGTATTAAGCCAGAACATGCAACAGATGTAATGCTTGAGTTTAGTGGCTATGACAACATTGGCTATCTAATGCTTCAGCAAATACAGCGTCGTTCGGCTTTAGCTACGATGGCAGCTTTTGCTGGTACAAAGCCCAATGAGATGCTTACTGGTTTGCTTGAAGGACTAAGTACAGGACGTGGCGCAAACGCGTTTAACGCTAAGTCATATAAGGCAACAGTGGATTCTCTTACTGGAATACTAGACAACCCAGTAGATTCTACATTAGCTACGTTTGAGAACAAGTTTAAGCAGTTAAGTAATATACTATTTCTGTCTGGTTCTGGTATATCGTCGTTAACAGACATACCAATGGTTGCGTCAACCCTAGAGGTTATGGGTGTACGTTTTGGTGAGACAAATAAGTTATTCTTAGAAGCTTACGGCGATGCAATGAAACGTCGTTTTGGCGATGACCCAGACGGTATGCGAGAGTTTTTGTTGGGTCAGGGTGCAGGTTTTGACGCAATTAATAATCAAGTTATTAGAAGGCTTTCGGACACATCAACCAACGTGGGTAAAATGGACAAGCTTCATAACCTATTATTTAAGATAAATGGTCTAAACGCATTGACCACTGCGCACCAAGAATTGTTTGTAGACGTGTTAACGCAGGGTATTGCTCGTGAATTTGGTAAGCCAACAATGAGCAGTCAGTTGCGAGCCAATCTTTTAAACTTTGGTTTTGAGGCAGGGGATATTGATAAACTACGTAAATCAGTAACAAAGTCACCTGACGGTACTTTTCGTTTAGTGCCTACAGGGGTTAGAGATGCAGCGTTGGCTAAGAAATATCGCCAGTATATTACTAAATACATGCGTCAAGCCGTCTTTATGCCAGATGCTGGAACAAATGCTCAAATGACCCTTGGCTTCAGAAAAGGCACATTTGAGGGGACTTTGGCTCGTATTGCTACTCAGTATCAACCGTTTATGGTTGGGATGACCAAGTTACTATACCGTCGTTTTATGAATGGCGACTTTGGAAAAGGTGACTCTGCAATGGCTTACAAGGTGGCTCATTTAGTATCTTATGTTGGAGGAGCATTAGCTTTTGGCTATATTGCAACGGTGCTTAAAGACCTAGCTAGAGGCGAAAAACCTATGTCGTTACTAGAAATGCGCCCGTATCAGTGGTCCCGCGTTATACAACAGTCTGGTATTCTTGGAGTTCTAGAAGTGCCTTTGGATATTAAAGACTATGGTGTTATGGAAGCATTATCTCCCCTACCATCTACAATTTTTGGGTTGGGTGTTGATTTAAGTAGTGGCGACGCTAAAGGCGCATTAGACAATGCACAAGCACTTACAGGGGAAAATATTTACGGACCACCTCAATGGCTCCACGGAATGATTGGTGAGGTTATGACTGAGTATCTTAATGAAATACAACAAGATATGCTTGACGAGGCAGCGCAGTCAGATTAAAACAACAGGATGGTTAATCAATAAAATGGAAGAACATATTGTAGCACAAGGGCAAATTTGGGGTTTAGTTTTACTTGCAGAGTTAACAGCTTTTAACATGGCAGATATTGGCATGTTTGCACAAGCTTTTGCATATGTATGTGGCGGTATTGCATCTATTGCTACCGCTTATTATTATATAGTTAAGAAAAAATGACACCAGAATTAATAGCAATGCTCGGAGGCGGGATTAGTGGTTTTGTAATGAAACTTATTGGTGCACAGATGCAGAGTCAGGCTCGTCAGTTTGAGCGCATGATTACGTCCCAGCAAGCGGCGGATGCTTCAGCAGATGCTGCTGCAAAACGTGATAGTGGTGCTATAGTTCGTAGGTTTCTAGTAGTGTCTACTGTATTTGCTATTGTAGTAGCCCCATTTGTATTTGCTTGGACTGACGTAGGTGTAAGTGTAGCTAGGGAAACAAACGGTTTTCTAGGGTTTTTTAAAACCGTAAAATGGGAAACTGTTCAAGGCTTTGTAATTCTTCCTGAAATTAGACAAACTGCTCTTGCTATTGTAGGTTTTTATTTTGGGTCCTCTCAGATTAAATGAATGAATTCTTGCAAATTATATCATCGTTAACACCTGTATTAATTGGAATTATTACGTTAATTATTGTTTTATCTAGGATGCACTACAATATTGAATCCCTTGCAGAAAAAGTAAAAGTTTTATTTGATTTTCACAACAAAAGAAAGAAATAACATGCCATACGGAAAAGGAACATACGGAAGTAAGGTTGGAAGACCCGCTAAGAAAAAAGTTAAAGCCAACATTAAGAAAAAAAAGTAATGCCAAAGGACGCATGTTATCGTAAAGTAAAAGCAAGGTATAAGGTTTTCCCTTCTGCCTATGCTTCTGGGGCTATTGCAAAGTGTCGAAAAGTAGGAGCAAGTAGTTGGGGTAACAAAGCAAAGAAGAAAAAGTGAATGGCAGTAAGAAAGACAGCAAAGGGTGCGGCGCTTCGGAGATGGTTCAAAGAGGACTGGAAAGATGTTCGCTCAGGGAAAGCTTGCGGACGACAAAAGGGCGAAAAGCGCGGAACGCCATATTGCAGACCATCGAAGCGTGTGAGTTCAAAGACACCTGCCACATCGGGGGAGATAACCGAAAGCGAAAAACGTACAAGGATTGCCCAGAAGAAGAGAATTGGACAACCCGCAGGTAAACCCCGTAAAGTAAAGGCTATTCGAAAAAAGAAATGAGAAAAGAACATAAAAGTCCATCAGGAGGTTTAACCGCAGCAGGTCGCAGATACTTTAAGCGTAAAGAAGGTGCTAACCTTAAAGCACCTGTAACACAATCTAATCCCAAAGGAAAAGCTAAAGGGCGTAAGCGCTCGTTTTGCGCC